AGATGCCACAGGTTCCAAGTAAAGGAGAATGTAAATGATTAAAGATTTATGGGCAGGCGAAAGATATACAACAGAAGAACTCAATGCACGACTGAAGTTTTTCATAGGAGTTATTTTAGGATTAACACTATTCGGTATTGTCTTTGTCGTATTGTATAGTTTGATTTTTGTTACTCAACCAATGAACGGTATGAGTCCTGTTGACAACAAGTTTTTTGAACTTATCATTCCTATTGCTACATTCTTGACAGGTACATTGTCGGGTATTATGCTTGCTGGTGATGACAAAGACTTGAGAGCAAAAGCACTCGATGCTGCAAACAAACCATATGTACCACCTCCACCACCTCCAGTGGTATCAGCGCCAGTTAGTACAGGTTTTGGAGCAACATCATCAGCAAGTCCATTTGACACAGTGGTAGATGCGTTCTCATCATTTACACCGACTGTATCATCAGGCTTTGGTGGTAAAGAAGCACCTGCACAACCAGAGCATCTTGAAAAATGATTAATTTTCTTGTTAAAGCACTCTCTGGTGAAGGTGAACAAAATCCCAGTAGTAAACGATTGATTACCTTTTTGGCATTTCTTTTGCTTGCTACTGGTGTTATTGCCGAACTATTTTTTGAAAGAAAATTGAATCCTCAGACACTTGATGCTATAATGTATATTGTGTTAGGTGGATTAGGATTTACTGCATCCGAAAAATTTATACCAAAGGAAAAAAAATGAAAAAAGAAATTGCATTGATGTCAATGATTTTGGCTCTGCTTTTTGTGCCACTTAGCAAAGGCGCGTTTGCTGCTGAAGAAAAGAAAGTGTGCGTCAAAGAGTATGATAACAAAACTAAAAAAGAAAAAGAAGTGTGCAAGACTATCAAAGTCCATAAGAAGTTAGAAGGCACAAAAATTCCTGAGAAGAAGTAATAAATGGACGGAGATGTAGCACTTAAAGTAGAGGTTGGCGTTCTCAAAGAGAAAGTCTACACCCTTGTGGACCTTTGTGAGAAGATGGATCGTGTTATCGAAAAACTTACCGATAACAACACAACAGTAGTCAACCAAATTTACAACGATATGGAAAAAAGAAGAGAAGATACCGCAAGTGATATCAAAGAACTTCATTCAAGAATAACTACCGTGGACAGAAATCTTTCAGATAAGATTGAATTGACTGAACGTAGAATTATGGATGAAATAAAATCACTACGTGACCATATTACCGAACATAATAAAAAAGAAGAAGATGATTTGCAATCACTCATGAAATGGAAATGGATGGTTGCAGGCGGTGTAATTGTAGTTGCGTGGATCGTATCTAACCTTAAAATTGAACATTTGGCAAAGTTTTTTGGATAATTGCTTTTTGTGAGTAGTAGTGTTATAATGTTTATATGGCCCTATACATTGATTCAAAATATGTGAGAATGGTGTCTTCACGCTTGCGTAATTTCAAGCAGAAGAATACTAATCTTTGGAACTTCTCATGCCCATACTGTGGAGATTCCCAAACAAACAAACTCAAAGCCCGAGGCTACATATATGCCAAAGGTAATGATTTATTCTATCGCTGTCATAACTGTGGAGTAGGAACAAATGCAGCAAATTTCCTCAAACATGTCGACCCATCAATACATGGAGAATATGTACTCGAAAAATTCAAATCGGATACAGGAACAGCGAACACGTATCACAGAAAAAGTAGTGATACATCAAGAATCATCACCCAACCACCCAAATTTGGTCACATCAAAAAGCGCAGTATATTTGAACATGGGGAATGGCTCAGTAATTTACCAAGTGGACATTTTTGTCTAAACTATGCACAGAATCGATTAATACCTGAAGAACATTATGATAAGTTGTTGTTCACTTCAAATTATAAGTTATTTTGTGATGAATTAATTCTCAATCACGATAAAAAACTCATTGAAGATGCAAGACTTGTTATACCATTTTTCAATTATCAAAACGAATTGGTTGCAGTAAGTGGTCGTGCATTAGAAACAAGTGATCGCACATTACGCTATGTTACATTGCGTACAGATAATTCAGAGAACAAACTTGTTTATGGCATGGATCGTGTAAATTTAAATGAACGTGTATATCTCGTTGAAGGTCCTCTTGATAGTTTGTTTTTGAAGAATTGTGTGGCGTCTGGTGATGCAAATCTTGCATTAACAGTGAAAAATATTCAAGCAAAAAAAATTACGCTTGTTTTTGATAATGAGCCACGAAATAAAGAAGTCTGCAAGTTAATCGAAAATGCAATCAAATCAAATCATGATGTTGTAATTTGGCCTGATAACATAGACGGCAAAGACATTAATGAGATGATACTGAACGGATTTTCAGTAAGCGAAATACAAGAAATCATAGATAGTAATACATTTTATGGTTTAGAAGCGATAGCGAAATTTACATTTTGGAAAAAATTATGAAAGTGAAATTAATTGGTGTGACAGCGCCATACGCAGGGCACAACTCTGCTGAAGATATGATTGTTTATATGGCACGTGTGTCAAATCCTGGCAATCAGGGCATGACAAGGGGTGATGAAAAACTTATTCGTTATCTTATCAAAAATCAACATTGGTCACCATTCCAAATGGTCAACATCGTTATGGAAATAAACACAACGAGGGATATCGCAAGACAAATCTTGCGTCATCGTAGCTTTTCTTTTCAAGAGTTTAGCCAACGATATGCTGACCCCACTAAAGATTTAGGATTTGAACTTCGTGAAGCACGTTTACAAGACACAAAGAATCGTCAAAACTCTATTGAGACTGATGATAAAGAATTACAGGCAGAATGGAAAATCAAGCAAATGAACTTGATTACTGAAGCAAAATCAGCATATGATTGGGCAATTCAAAACGGTATTGCAAAAGAACAAGCACGATCGGTTTTACCAGAAGGCAATACACAATCACGTATGTACATGCAAGGTGATTTGCGTTCATGGATTCATTATTGTCAGTTGCGTATGTTCAATGGTACACAAAAAGAACATGCGGAAATAGCAACAGAATGTTGGAAAATAATTACAGATAAGTTTCCAAATGTAGCAGCAGCACTAGAACAATAACAATGGAGAAGAGATGGTAGATATCAGCAGTATTAAAATAGACTACACAAAGGACGAATTATTTGATGAACTCGGGATTAAAAGGCTTAAAGAATCGTACATGCGAGATGTTGAATCAAGCCCTCAAGAAAGATTTGCATTTGTATCCGCTGCATTTGCAAGTGATGTTGCTCATGCTCAGAGGTTGTATGATTACAGTAGTAAGCATTGGCTTTCTTATTCTACTCCTATTCTTAGTTTTGGTCGTAGCAAGCGTGGCTTGCCTATTAGTTGTTTTCTCCCCTATCTTGATGATAGTGCAGAAGGTCTTGTCAATACTCTTTCGGAAGTAAACTGGTTATCAATGTTAGGAGGCGGTGTTGGAATTGGTCTTGGTATACGTTCGGCAGATGATAAAAGTGTTGGAATCATGCCCCACCTTCGCACATATGACGCATCATCTCTTGCTTATAGACAAGGTAGGACTCGTCGTGGTAGTTATGCTGCATATCTTGATATTAGTCACCCTGATATTATCTCATTTTTAGACATGCGTAAGCCAACTGGTGATCCTAACATGCGAACGTTGAATTTACATCACGGCATCAATATTACAGATGACTTTATGCAATTAATTGAAAAGTGCATGTTAGAACATGATGCAGATGATACATGGGAACTCAAAGATCCACATACACAAGAAGTCAAAGACAAAATAAGCGCACGTGAATTATGGCAGCGCATACTTGAAACACGCATGTTGACTGGCGAACCATACATTCACTTTATTGATACGAGTAATCGCATGATGCCAGAATTTCAGAAACAAAAGGGTCTGAGTATTAAACAATCGAATTTGTGTAGCGAAATTATTTTACCAACAGATAAACAACGCACAGCAGTTTGCTGTCTTTCATCTGTAAACTTGGAGCATTATGATGATTGGAAAGACGATAAACTTTTTCTACGGGACGTGGCGGAGATGCTTGATAATGTACTTCAGTATTTTATTGATAACGCTTCTAATGCTATTCACAGAGCCAGGTACTCTGCTCAACAAGAGCGCAGTATTGGTGTGGGGGCTCTTGGCTATCATGCTCTTCTTCAGAAAAAAAATATTGCGTTTGAATCAGCAATTGCAAAATCGTTGAACAATAAAGTATTCAGACATATTCGTGAAGGATTAGATAATGCAAATTTCCAATTGGGAAAAGAAAGAGGGGAGGCTCCTGATGCTGTTGGTACAGGTAGAAGGTTTAGCCATATGCTTGCCATTGCTCCTAATGCTTCATCTTCCATTATTATGGGTAATACTAGTCCCTCTGTTGAGCCTTACCGG